GCCGCGTTACCTAAAGAGGAACCTGCGTTTGACAACTCAACATAACCATAACGTGTCATGAAGCTGACAGTTGGTTCAAAAGTAGCTGGGTCTAGAACAACACCAGAACTCATCAATGGAATGTATGGGCAATAGAATGCAGGAGCATCCATCTCGTTTGCGCCTTTGTAGCCAACTAGAACTGGGGCGGCGTCGCCTGCGTAATGGTTAACATAAACACGAACTGAGCTGTTCAATGTACCAACGAATTTTGTGTTTGTTGGTGCTTCAAATGTACCTTCTGTAGTACGAGCAAAAGCTGAAGTAGTAGCACTTTGTAGAATTGTCAAAGCAGTCGGGCCAACAACAATGTAGTTACCAGCACCACGACGTGTACGGCTAGCAATGTCGTTAGCGGCACGGTTGATTAGAACTGCTAAGGCAGCGTGTTGGTCACCAACAAAGTTAGCTGTACCAGAAACTGCGCCTTGGTCATATGTACCATAAGCAGAACCTGCCAAGTTGATCAAAGAACCAATGATTTCTTGGTCAATTTCAGCTGTAATTTCTTGAGCCAAAGCTGCCATGATTTCTGCTTCAACGTCAACACCATGAATGGCTTGTGCGTCTTGAGCGGCTTCAAATGTCCAACGTGCGCTTAACTTACGTGATTTGGCTTCAACAGTCTCTTTCAAGATCTGAATGTTCATTTTCTTACCGCCAACACCTTCAAGTGCGCTTGTAGCGGCTGCTGTACCAGCGGCTGCACCAGAATACTGTTGAGCAATTTTGAATGGGCTTAGAGCTTCTTCATTTGCTGTAGTTGCACCGCCGATAACATCACCAGCGGCACCACCTGTACGCTCAGCCATAGTTTCTGCATAACGAACACGTAAAGTGTGGATCTGTGAAACTGGACCCTGCATTGGTTGAACACCAACTAATTCGTTAGCAATTGTTGTTGGCATAACACGACGGATAACTGGCAAAATAACCTTGTTTAAAACGCTAACGTTACCAGATGCTGTAGCACCTGTTGTTGCTGTTTCTGTCAAGTAACGTCTTGTGTTTTCTAAACACACTTCCATTGTGGTCTTACGTTGACCAGTTAGACCTTCTACTAAGGCTTCCTTAGTAGCTGTCCAATTTTTAGCTTCAAATAGAGCTTGTGACATAATATGTCTCCTAATTTAATCTTTAAATACCAGCGAGTTTACGTAGCTGACGAATAGTTTCATCTGCTTCGGCTGGGGCGGCAACGATCTCAACTTGAGATTTGTTACCTGTAATCACAGTCTTCTGCGATTGTTGTTGTCCTTCAACTAATTGTTTCTTCTCTCGACGAACTTCTTCGTTTAGGACAGATGGCAAGTATTTCTGGAATGCATCTTTTAGCTTAGATGTATCTGTGCTTTCTAATAGCTCTTCCATAATGCCACGCTTGTCTTTAGACAATGGTGAGCATAAATCTTGCATTACGCGAACTCGCTGTGCTTGATCTTCCGCAATGCGCTGACGACGAAGCGACTCGCTAATAACTTGTTCTTTTTGTGTTAGTATTGATTGAGCCTCTGATAGTTGATTTTGAATTTCGATAATTTGTTTGTTTAATTGATTGACGGCTGTACCATCAGCAAACTTACTTGCCATGAATTCTGTAGCAAAAGCTTCCATGATCTTACGACCAAAGTTGTTTTCCTTAGCTTCACGGATGTCAGTTTTCAATTGTGTCATTTCTTTCTTGAAAGACTCAGTTACTAAGGAATTGACCTTTTCGCTTGCTTTCTTAATAAAAGCTGACTTTGTTTCATTAATTGCTTTACGACCTTCAGTAACTAATTTAACGCGAGCGTCAACTAGTTTCTTATGATCTTCATGTAATTCTGTTAGTTCACCTGTTAGTTTGCGTAATGCAAATTCTTCAAGCTGACCAATTGCTACTCTAGATGCAGTACGATCAGAACGTAGTTCGCCAATCTCTTTTGCAAGAGTTTCTGTTACAAGTTTTTGTAACAAAGCGGCATGTTCTTTCAAGTTTGTAGCATACATTGTACGCTGTGCTACTGCTTCTTCACGCAAAGATTTTAATTCTGTTGCGCCTGCAGAAATAGTATCCTGCATTAACTTATCCATAGCTTCGATAAGTTGACCTTTATCGTGTTCGTAACGTGTGGCAAACTCTTCACGGAGCTCGCTCGTTACAGTTTCGCGATTTTCGGCTAAGTGTTTGTCCCAAGCGGCGTTGATATTCTCACGCACCTCTTCGGATAAAACAACTGAACCTAGCATTTCTGTAAATTGACTCATGTTCTTTCCTCAGACTTATTTTAGATTCTGTATGAATCTACGCACTTCGTTTTCCAAGTGCTTTTGTGCGGACCTATCGTAGGTCGCCGCGTTGGCCACATCCATCAGGGCGGCTCGTCTTCGATTCTGCATTACTTGTTCGTAAATTGCTGTAGGATAAGCATCAGGAGCACTGGGCTGTGCAACAACATCAACGGTTACAATGTTAAAGTCAGAGACTTTACCTGATTCGTTTACGTTGCCTTCACCACGGCTACTAACACCTAACTTTACACCACTTTCAAGTAATGTTTTAATAATGTTTCCCATTGGGGTTGGGATAAGTTTTAACTTACCATAACCATTTTCGCCTTCCATCCACATCTTTGTAATCATATGACTTACTCGGTCAATGTTTACTTGCAAGTCATCTGGATGGTCAGCTTCTCCCAATACTGAGAAACCTTGTTCTAATCTAGACTGAATACTCTCTACAGCACGACCAATTTCATTCACAGGGTAAACACGACCATTATGGTTTTGTTTAGCCCCTTGAATAAAAATGCCCGACATGTAAAGATCTTTACCGCCACCAGTAGATTCTTTTGACTCAACAACTAAGTTGGCTTGATCAAATGATAAATGTTCTCGTAGTGGCTGGAAAGTCATGATGATTAACCTCTGCCCTTAGGCAATACGTCTGAGCTGGAACCAGCTTCGCGACCTGGGGTTGTACCTGGCTTGGCTACTTTAGCCAAAGCTGGCTTTGTTGTACCGCCTAGATCTTGTGCAGATGGGGCTTTGGCTGGGCTTGTACCACTTGGTGTACCACTTGGTGTACCTGCGCCAAATGCTACTGCTGGACGAGCACCTACTGGGTTTTTACCAGCAACTGGGCTACGCTTTTCATCTGCTTTGTCGCTGTTGTCTGGCTTTGCACAGGCTGTTAATTCTGCAGATTCTTCAATGCTTTCTGGCATTTCTTCTTCTGGAGGCATTTCTGCGTCTGCATCACCTGTACCGCTAACCATTTCTTCAAATTCTGCTTTTAGTTTAGCCAATGCAGATTCAACATCCATCATTGCATCAGCAACATCAGCAGAGTCAGAGTCAACTGGCATTGCTTCGTCGGCACCCATTTCGGCACCTAAATCAGCTGTAGCTTCATCTTCAGCTGGCATTAAATCTTCGTCGCCTTCTTCAGTTAAATCAGATTCAACTTCATCAATGGCGTCTGTTACGTCATTCAAATCTTCGTCTTCGAAGTTAATGTCATCAGCCATAATATCTTCATAGACTTGACGGCCAATTCCAACATAGTAATCATGTAGCAATGCACTAGCTTTATCTTCTTCTTTATTAAGAAGGTGATCTAGGGCCTGCTCGAGGATCGTTTTGTTCATTTATATTTCTCCTTAGCTAAGGAACGCACGTATAGAAATACGTGCTTTACCAATAACTACTTACAAATGGCGCACTTAAATGGGGTGGAAATGGTAGAAAAAACGTAGTTTTTCTTTACTATCGTATGATGATAAATGTATAAATCCGCCCTTGAAGCGGATTTGGGTTAGACTGCTGGTGGTCTAGCGTACATCTTTTTAACAAATTCTAAACGTTGTTTATTCTCATAATCACGTAAATCTCTTATTTTTCGTAGTCGATTCACGTGCTCAAGTGTAAGACGCTTTCTACGAAGATCTCCATAGAAGGCTACATCTGGATCTATTTCTTCTTCGATTTCATTTTGTTGGTTAATTAAATCATCAAATCTCATAGTATTACTTATCCAAAAATGTCATTAAGCTGGAGGCGGAGTAGTTGAAGGACCTGCGCCTGGTACTGCTGGAGGGGTGGCCCCTTCGGCTCCACCTTCTTCGGGTGCCATTTCTGCGCCAAGGCCTCCAGATAAATCTAAGTCAGACTCGCCTGGACCTTTAAGTCCAGTTGCACTAAATCCTGCACTTTCTTCATCACCGGCTGCTTCAGTACCTGCATTTTCTTCTTTCCATTGACGCTCATTGTCTAAAATTTCATCGTCAGTCAAGCCCAAGAACTTCTGTAACTTAAAGCGGTGTGCCAAGTATGGAATCTCTGCCAGCTGTGTGAATACTGCGGCACGTGCATTGTTAATTTCAATTTCACGATAACCACTGAAGTTTTGTGGCTCCATCATATCCAAATCAAAACTAGAACTATCAATATTAACACCACGGTGCTTCATGAATGTTTTAAATTCTTTATCTAGATACGGTGCTACTAAACCTTGCAAACGTCTGCAATAACGATTAAAACGGAACTCTTGAATAAGTGCTGTACCCATACGCCCATCAGTGAACTGTACTGCTGTATCATCTGGTCCAGTTGGCAAGTAACTACTTGGAATACGTAAACCACGTAGCAACTTGTTGGTAAAGAACTTTAAGTCGTCAATTTCACCTAGTCCTGTACCGCCTGGAAGTACTTCAACTTTGCTGCCACGACCGTCTGCTGTTTGTGCGAAAAAGAAGTCTTCCATGATACTCAATGGATTATAACTTGCATCCAGTGCTGTGCTACCGCCTGCTCTAGTTGGTATACGTCTTTGGTGAATTTCATTTTTAACACGCTCAACAAATGCCATGGCCTGGTGTGCTGGCAAATTACCTGTGTCAATATAAAATACCCTACGTTCTGGCGCTCGTTGTACACGATATATTAAAATAGCATCTTCTAGCAGTTCTTTTTGTTTGTAAATCTTGAATACACTATCTAAGATACTGCCACCAAACGGCCAGCTGGCATCTAAGCCTTCGTTTAAGGTCAAGTGTAGCACATGCTCACCATCAATTGCAACTTCACCACCTTGAGCACCTGGCTTGGCATATCCACTTGGTGCGCTGTATGGTCCTGCGGCATTTGTAGTTGCAGAAGAAGCCAACGTTTGTACATTATCAATTGGCTTGGTTGCAACTTTGTTTGCCAAATTTGGATGTATGTTACTGATAACATACTGTTCAACTGCACGGCCTTCAGCTTCGTTGATAACTGCACGTTTTACGTCAGTTGGGTTGACCCAATACAATTCAAATGTTTCTGGATCACGCAAGAAGAAATGATCTCCATACTTGATAGAATTACGGAATGTGCGGAATATACGCTGATCCATTTTGTTAATGGCACACCACTTTTTAAGAGACTCGGCAACAATTTTGCTTTCGCTTTCTGTTGGATCTTCTTTCCACATTACACGGAATGGTAAGTTTGTATCTATATCTGTTTGAGTACAAAATTCAGCAATGGTGTCAAGTGCGGCATTGATCTCGCTATCTTGATCCATTTGATCGTACTGAACATATCGTTCAACTCGGTTGGGTTGACCGGTATAGACTTCTTGTAGCCAAGAAGCAAATTTTGCTGATGATCCTGATGATGCTCCGCGGCCATTGCCTTTGAGTTCAGTTTCTGGGTCCCAGATTTTAAAGTGTTTACGCCATGATGCCATATGTTTACTTACCTTGTTTTTTTAAGCCAGTCTAACCGGAGGGGAATAAGAATCCGTTTTTGTATTACTTCTAATTGCCGATAAGTCACTTTGCATGGTTGATAGGTAGCCCATTAACTGTGAAATTGCTTCTGGTGATAACGATGATCCTGATTTACCATCAACTACACTTTCTCCAGGACTCAATGAACTAGCAATGTCTGTTGAAATACCAGGAGAAGTAATACTTGACATTGCTGGTAATTTTCCACTAAGGTCTACTATGGTTCCAAGTGATGCACCGATTGATGACAAGTACTCTGCTGTTAATTTAACTTCATCAGATGATCCAGCGGCTGCAAATTCCAACAACTTATCTTTTAA